CCCCATGCGTGTTTAATTTCTTGATCAGCAGTATACTCAAAATGTTTTGCGACATCTTCAAAACCTTCTTCACGTGCAATCTTAGCGAAATAACGATACTTGATATGAGCCATGGATTCGCCAGCCAATGCACTCTCAAGATTTTTTAATGTAACGGACATATTTTCTTTCATTTAGTAGGTGTTGGTGAAGGCATTTTACCATTCACCCAATCCCAATCATCGTTTGTCATTGGGATCCAATTGGTCATTTGCATTCTCCATAAGCAGCCATTAACTTCTGGGCTTCCTTATGTTTACCATTTCTGGCGAGATCTGCTGCTGTTTTAGCATAACCAATTCCCTTTATAACAATATAAATTGATCTGAAGAATTTTTTCATTATACTTCCTCAGTCAATAATTGTTTCTTACCAGCAGATTTAACTGGAATTTTCTTTGGTTTCTTTTCCTCTGGAATCAAACGCTCCAAAGCAATTTTAAGCATACCATTGAACAGTTCTGCATTTTTCACTTCAATGTGGTCATCAATAGCAAAGGCACGAGTAAATGCACGAGTGGCAATACCTTTGAAGAGGAAGTTATCATCTTCTGGAGTTGTTGCGTCAACATTACCCTTAACAATTAACTTACCACCATCGATAGTGATGTCGATCTCAGACTCACCGAAACCAGCAACTGCCAATTCGATTGTGTATGAGTTCTCATCATTCTTACGAATGTTGTATGGAGGATAGTTAGGAATATTCTTTGTCACATCATCATGAAATGTTTGCAAACGCTTAAATTGGTCATCGAAACCAATAAAGAATTTATCAAGGTCTTGTGGAAAGAATGCAGGTACGAAAGATTTAGTAACCATTATGATCTCCTTACTTCTTAGTTGCGAATGCTTTTTTAGTATCAAAAGAAGTTGCAGCTGTACTCAATGTAGTATAAAAATCTACAGTGGTTTTAGCGACAATCTTAGCAAATGATTGCTGAGCATCGATGAAAGTTTGGAGTTGTTTTGCGACTTCATCGTTTTGAACGAATGTCTTAACGAATTGAGTCTTTGCACCAGAGATGGTGTCGATGGATGTGTTTAATGCTTGTAACATATAGTTCTCCTATTAAGCGAGTTAAATTAAAATTGATACCCCGAAGGCATATCATTAATGCTGGTTACTGGTTCCAGCGACATCGTGCGTCATGTCAGCTTTACCAACGATTCGTAACTTAGTGGTCCTAAGGTGAATTCTTATTACTTATTCATTACATACATTGTAACTTCAAAGCCAAATCTCATTTCTGTTGCTGATGGTTTTGTCCACATAATAATCTCCTAATTGTTTGTCCATTGTTGGACTTATTACTTAGGACTAAGAGACTAAAAATCAGCTAAAGAAAATCATTAGTTTTATCTAATGATACTTATGCTTTTTCAGCAGGTGCTTCAGCTGAAGCATTTTTTGCAGCTTCTGCTTCCATTGCTACAACTTGCGGTTCACCTTGCTGTTTAATTTTGTTAATAATTGTTACAACTTCCTCAAATGGGTGCTTACCCAATACACGAAGAATAGTATTACACTCATCTACTGTCAATTCAAGTTTAATCATTTTGATTTTTTTCCTATGTTATATTTTGGAACTAATTCCCACTGGTCTTTTTCTTTGTAAGAGACCACCTTAATTTGAGACAAAGATGCTTTATTGTCAGCTTGCGTATTATTTAGAATCTTTAATAGATCCCAATCTTGAAGCAAACCAGCAATAGCATTTCTTCGCTCGATATCGCCACTCGTGATGTTAGATTCTTTACCATCAAGAGCAAACAATTCTTTGAAGTGCACAATGAAGTATCTACCTTGCTTATGTAAAATATGGCAAGATTGATACAACTTGTTTTCTTTTCTGGATGCGATCCCGATGCGGGTAAGTGTCTCACGAACCTTTAGAAAGTTATCTGGTTCTGGTAGTATCACTTCAAGCATGGACTCAGCTGTCCAGTCGTAATAAATCAATTCGACAGTCATTATTTTCCACCTTTGTATAATTTTTCTTTTATCATCACTAACTGGTCTTCCGTCAATATACTTAGGGCATCAATTGCCTTAGAATCGGAATAACCAAAGTATTCTTTAACTAGTCGAAGAGACTCTGTTTCGGCATCTTTTTTGTACCATTTCGAGAATCTTTTCTTCTTAGAGATACTATTTAGTAAAAAAGAAAACTGCCAGTCCACTGGAATAGATGAGTTGCGATTCATCTCATTCGCATATAGAACTGTATCGGGAAAATAACCTAAACCCCTGTTAATGATAAAAGGAACATAGTCCTTCTTAGCCATCGGGTCTTCTGCTAAGAGATCTTTCTTTGTAAGATTGATTGCATTAATAAAGTCAAAGGGTGTCATGATAAGAATCCAACTTCTTTAAGTATAGACTCAGGACATGCAAATCGTTTTCCAGGAAATCTTTCTACAAGAACTTTCTCTACATCTTCTTTAGAAGATCCCTGTGCCATAAATTGTTTAGTATCTTTGTCGTAAACATATAACATATCATTATGTTTTTCGATAATGATATGAATCTGTTCTTCTTGTTCTTCTTCTACAAATTCTTGTATGCTCTGGAAGTGTTTTTCAACTTGAGTCTTGGCATGTTTTTCTCTAGCATTCCAGCCAGATACTGCACCCATCATCCATACAACAAATGTGAATACTACTAGTAAGATAAGTTCCATGTTAGCCTCATTTGAATTTACACTGAGCCATAATCTCAGTGAGTGCTGCCATTATATTTAGTTCATGGTCAGCTACAAATGCTGCTTTATATTGGTAGTCTGCAAGGATAAGAACCAATTGTGGAACACTGTTTGGTTCAATTGTAGTTGCTGCACTATCGTATAGTTCACGAAATAGTGATGTAGTATCTGAGTCAGAGTTTTTAGAAACCCACTTACGGACTTCGGTAAAGTCTTTTTCTTTAAGAAGTTTAATCAAACCCTTAAATGATTCCTCAGACATATTGACGAGGATACCAGAATCAATTTTACCAGACACAGAGTATCGTTGGAGTTCATTTAGAATCCTACGGTAATCTGGAAAGTGTTTAGTGATTAGTTCGGCAACTACCTTTGGATCAAACTCGATCTGTTCTTGTCTAAGAATTGATACTGCTCTCTTAAAGAAATTAGCAGCAATCTCCTGCTTGTCTTTGGAATCAATCTTAAACTCAACCACAGAACAACGACTGTGGATAGGTTCAATGATACGATTCTTAAAGTTACAGGTAAGAATAAATCGACAGTTGTTGGCGAACTCTTCAATGAATCCACGAAGTGCTGGCTGAGTCGAATTAGCATTAAGGTAATCTGCTTCATCGAGGATGACAACTTTCTTGGCATCTGTCAATGATATAGTGGAAGCAAATCCCTTAATCTTAGTGCGCAGAGTATCAATACCCGATTCTTCGGATCCGTTGATCATCATAAACTCTGCACCAATTTCATTACAAAGTGCTTTGGCAATTGTAGTTTTACCTACACCTGCTGAACCAGTAAACAAGAAGTTAGGTAGTTCACCTTGCTCTACATACTGGCGGAAAGTATCTTTCAATGCCTGTGGCAAAACACAGTCATCAATCTTCTGTGGACGATACTTCTCCACCCACAAAAACATTTCATCACGACTATCAATCATATATCACTCCAAACATAATAAAAACAGAGAGGGAATTATACCCTCTCATCAATTAGAACTCAAATGTAGAATCAGCTTCTACTGCGACATAGTAAACTAGGTCAGTGTTTGGTGCTTTGAAACGAGAAATCTTCTTGCTGGAGATAGACACTTGATAATCACCTGGAAGCATCTTTAGATTTTCTACTTTCAGATTAACTTTGAATACTTTATCGGTGTCGCCAATTGCTTCACTGTAAGAGTTACCAGTGGCATTCTTCTTGTCACCAACAACAGCAGTAACTTTGCTACCATCACCAACGATTGATACATCTGCTGCACGGAGGACTGAAGAAGTTTTCTTAATCATATCCAACATTGCTGACGACATGTTAAAGTTAATCTCTGCTTCAGGGAAGGTAATTGCTTTCTGTGGTGCTACCAACACAGATGGGTCTGCAGCAAAGAACTTAATGTTCATGTTACCTTGTTTGATAGAAACATACTTGTCTTGGAATTCCAATTCAGGATCGTCAAAGAGAGACATCGCACCGAGAAACTCATTTAAGTCATAGATGGCAAAGTCAGGGAATGACTCAGTGGTGGTTGCGTCAGCCATCACATTCTTTTGTGCACTGATAGTTGCTAGTTTGTTCCCACTCTTAAGTAGAAGATTGCTATTGATACCAGCAAAATTCTTAATAAGGGATACGGTTTCTTTAGATAATTTCATAGGGTTTCCTTTTTCAAATTGTACATTACTATGTATAAAACATTATACCTCAAAACGAGGCATTTGGCAAATTTATTTTGAGTATTTAACATCGTGCTCATACAAGAACATCAAGCAACACATTGCATGTGCCAAGTGATTCTTGCCAGTTTCGGGATCGTTTTGCTCTCCCTCTTTCCATGCCCAAAGATGTCTTTGCATTGCATCAAAGTATCTTCGTTTTGAGTCTGGAACATTCTTCCAATTATCTGGTTCGTATTTCTCCGCACCAAATGTTAGAATTTCTACAGTCGCTTTTAAGGCGAGTGGTGGAAGCAAACCATATTGTAGTTTACCTCCATCGAATTTACGACCACCTGTGGTGGCATTTTGTGACTTCTTGATATCTTCTTTGGTTGCCATATTTTCTCCAAATGAATGTGACAAATGAGCACTCCGAAGAATGCCCATTTATAACTCACTTAATTAAACTGTACGAGTAAATACAGATGAACCAGCATAGCGATTTGCAATAGCAACCATTGCACGAGTCGGACGACCGATGCGATACTTAACTACTTCAGTACCATTTACAACTGCTGGGTTAGAGTAAACACAGTAACCTTGCTCACGCAGATTGCGGATTGTGCTTGCAGGATGTGCAATACCGAAAGAGGACTTGATCTGCTTAGCAGTAAAAGTCTTACCCTTGTTTAAATGCGTCAATAGCAATTCTTGTTTAGACATAATATCTCCATAATTAACAACCATCAAATGAAAAAAATCATCTGGGGCGATGGCAGTACCCCAGATGACAGATAAACTCTAATTAAACTGTGATGCCATTCTCACGGAGGATCGCATTGAAGTCTTCAGTGTCATCATCGAAGTCAACGGATTCATCAACAATCTTTTGAAGACGAGATACTTCCATCTTATCTTCTTTCGCAACTGCAGGTGCTTTGACTTTAACAGTCTTGGCTTTAGCAAGTTTCGCAACTTTGGCTTTAGCCTTTGCTACTTTTGGAGTATTCTTCTCAGCCAATTCTTTGGCATAAGCAGACAACTCGACATCAGTAGGAATCGGCAACTGGTATACACCACGCTCGATTTTGTTCTTGTTGAACAACCAGTTAGGATATCCAATCTTTTCACCCTTCGCACCAGTACGCTGGTCACGAATAGTGTAATAGATTGCAGCACATTCCTTCAGAGTAATCTGAGGATCTTTCTTGTACTGTTTGTTGGACTCGATTACAGCCACAACAAAACGCTTTTGAGACAATGACAAGTTTGCAAATTTCAACATAATATATTTCCTTTAAAAAGTTTCACAAAAATCTAACACTCGAACAACTATTATACTACAATTCCCAATTAAAGGCAAGTTCTTTTTGTAATAACCCTACAAAGTTGCAGGGATTGTTTTTAGAAGGGAACTTCGTCCTCCACCTTTGGAGTCTCTACAGTTGTAGCGATCACTTCAGGTTGTGGGTTTGCAACTTTATCGAACAAGTCGATGAATGCAGCTTTGGTTGCAGCATCAAAACGATTGCAACACAACTCAACTGCTTTCTGCTGATTCTTGAAAATCGCAAAGGCACGAACAATATGGATCATACGACGAGTCGTAATTGTTTCATCCACACCACCATCCTCGAAAGTACGACGAATTGCTTCAGCCCACTTCACGAGTGTCTCTGCAAACTCGGCATCTAGACAGCCATAAGTTTCCATGAGATTCTTGATAATCTTAACTTCGATTTTTGCATTTGGGTATTCCTGTTCGAATGTAACAGCGAATCGCTCCAAGAATGCTTCGTTCAAAACATTGGTACCAATATAACGACCATCGTCTGAACCCTTACCCTTAGTATTGGCAGTTGCAAAGACATTGAATCCTTCAGCTGGAACAATCATCTCATTCTTGAGTTTGAAGTAATATGGTTTACCCTCAAGAATTGGTTGCAAACAAAGCAGAGTGTTCGCTGAACCTGCATCAATCTCATCAAGCAGAAGTGCAGTACCTTGACGCATTGCAATAAGAACTGGACCCTCTACGATCTCCACATTACCATCTTCCAAAGTCTTGGAACCGATAAGTTGTTCTTCGTCAGTCATCATGTTTAGGTTAACACGAATCAATGGACGCTTGTGCTTGGCACAAATCTGTTCGACCATTGTTGACTTTCCATTCCCAGTTGGACCAGAAATATATGCAGGATAAAAGATGCCAGACTTGATGATGTTTTCCAAATCAGCGTAGTTGCCGAATGGAACAAAGTTGGGATCTTTCTTTGGAATCAACGCTGACATATCAGAGTAGTCCACCTTAAATGATTCTTGTTTCACAGGTTGTGCTTTCAATGCAGTGTTTCCAATAACAGGGGTTGCACCACCATCAATAGCGTACAAACCACGACCAACTTTATTCTTCATGAGCCACAGAGGATACTTCTCTGTCTTCATTGCTTTCATAACATTCAAAAGTTCTGGACGACTAACAGTGCCTTTAGTTGCAGTGTCAGGGTACATTTCTTTCATCTTAGATTCAAACGAATCACGGAACTGGTTATCAGTTTTTGCCATCACATTCTCCATAATAAAAACTACACTTTCACAAATTCATAACGACTATTATACTGTAATTAACAATAAAAGTCAACAATTATTTTACCTTGTATCTACAAGGGTCTTAGGCTACTAAACCCACGAATCGGTTTAGTAGGACTCGGGAAGTCTTCTTTACATTAAGGAATTTACCGAAGTTCTTTGCAATCGCTTTAGCATTTGCATTTGCATTCACATCCAATTCACCCTCTTGAATCTTGGTTGAGGACTGTGGAATCAGGAACAATTCGTCACGACCAGTATTTTTCACCGATGCAAATCCTTGTGTTTTAAATTCTTTTTTCCATGCTTCAACTAGTGCATACATATCGCCATTGTAGTTAGGTAGATTTGATTGCAAGACACCACGCAAATCACGACCACGATTCTGACAGATATGGAATCCAACCATTGCAACATTATAGCGATCTTTAATCATTCGAAGAATCATCTCAGTTTGATTACCAGATAGACGACCAATTTCGTAAGTCTTCTGTGTAACTTCATCTTTAATAAAGTTCTTGATTTTGATTCGTTTGTACATACCATCAACAACTTCAGTACGAGAGTCATCGAAACGACCAGATGAATATGTGCCCAATGAACCACCCTCACCATCAGTAAGAGTGATGAAAGTTGTTTTCTCGATATTGTTGTTCTTGATAAATGTACCCAAAGTATTATAGCAATATACCAATGCTTCATTTAATGGAGTACCACCAGTGTTATAACCTTCATTCCAGTGGAAACGATAGTCAAGGATACGACGAGCCATTGAATTGAATTCACTGGTAGTCATTTTGTTATTGAAGAATTCTAACAGATGGAATCTGTCTGCACAGTCAATCAAGTTATTTTCTTCTCGTCTTGCAGATCTCCAAGTATGATATGATTCATTTTCTGCTTGAGTTCGAGTTATCCTGTCATTATAGTCAGTGGTGAATGCAAAGACACGATATGGAATCTGAACACGATTACAGAACATAGCCAGATTAATAACCTGCTTCATTGTATCTTTTAATACATCATTCATTGAACCAGACCAGTCAACAAGAAGAATCATACCATGATTCTTACCTTGGGGTAGAGAAGTCACACGCTTGAACAAATCGTCTTGCAACTTATATGCATAGACTTTCTTCATGTCCAATGAACCAATCTTTGATACCATTGCACGCTTATGTAGTTGAGCAGACTTTTTCATCTCGAATTCTTTCACGAGATAATTAACAGTACGAATTGATTCGGTTTTGAATTGTACAAAATCTAAATCTTCTGCTGCATGGAAAGCAGTTCGTTGTTCCTCACTCATATTGCGAGTGCGGTAGTCAATCGTATCTGGACTATCAACTGACCATTTTTCAGGTGATTTAGTTTCATTGAGGACTTGTTTGTAGCCAATAACTGGATCTGTAAAATAGTCTGTATCAAATTTCCAATATTTGTATTCGGTGGAATCGTCAGCAAGGTCTTCCAATTTGTTTTGGAATGCTCTTTCTGTTTTTGATTCTAAGTCATCACCCTCTTCTGACTTGTCATCATTTTGTAGATTAGATGATTTATTCTGTTTTGATGGTTTCAGATCTTCGTCATCACCACCATCTTGTTCTTCAAAGTCATCATCGCCATCGATGTCAAAGTCACCATAAATTGGATCTTCGTTTTCATCTTCTTCATCACCATCTTCCTGTTCTTGGAATTTGGCATTTTGTTTACGCTCTTCGGCTACTTGTTTGGAATATGCATAGATATCGTTTGCCAATGCAATGATTTCATCGACAGTCTCAGTGCGTTCAGCACGATTCACAAATACCTTTTCGTCAGGTGTGAATGTTACACCACACTGGAATCCAGCCTTAAAGTAGAGATTGATTTTGTCGATGAGTAACAAGTCGTCAAAGTTTTGAACTTGTTTCGTGCCAAAAAAGTCACGATCATTGAGTTGCTTATATCCTTCGTTCATGCGTTTGCGCAATCCTGGATATTTGCGTTTGATAAGTTTCTCGATACGAACATCTTCTAGGACATTCATGTATGAGTGTAACTTAGGGGTATCCCTTAGTGGTTCAAGATAGTCATCGTTGGTGTAAAGGGCATGACCCACTTCGTGACCAACTAACATATCTTCAATTTCGGGAGTCATATCTTTCCACATCGGCAAA